ATTACGGCTTCGAGTTCTCTTTCGTCGTCGTAGTCGACAACGAAATAGATGCGAGCTTTCGCTGTGCTCGCTAGCAGCGATTCGACTAGCGGGTCAACGTTCTGCGGTCGGTTCATGACCGGAACGATGACAGCGACATCAATCAGCATCGATCCGATCCAAGCGGTCGTACACGCGTTCGTCAAGCCACAACGATTTCAGGTGACTTGTTTTGATTCCGGTGTGAACGTGAATCGGGATTTCGAGCGCGCTTGCTCTGGTGCACAACGACAGGTCTTCGCTGATCCACGTGTTGATCGAACTGTTGAAAATCGGAGAGTACCAGGTCGGTCCGTATTCCGCTTCGATTTTCTGAAACACTGATTTGTGAATGAGAACGAAAGCTGATCCGGTCGCGGCACAGTTCACGAGTTGGTCTCGCGGATATTCTTTACTGACGGTGAAACCTTGATGTTCGCCGTTGTCGTACCAGTTGAAAATCGTTGGCGCAGGTTGAACCAGCATGCCTCCGATACCGTCGACACCGACTTCGCGCATCATGAAACAGAGACCGCCGACGATCGGAGCTTTCTCAGGATCGGCGACTTCCATCAACCGGTCGATCGCGTCTGCTTCGAAGCCCATGTCGGTGTCAAGCCACATCAACCAGTCGATACCTGGCATTTTGTGCGTGAACTGTCGAGCGGTGTCGTTCCTGGCGGACACGATGCCGCCTGTCCCGTATTTGGTCGCGAGCCATCCGCCGCCGATCACTCGTTGCTTGTTTGCAACATCGTGCGCGATCAAAGCCATCAACGAAGCGTGCCACGAATGGGCGACTTCTTGACCGTGAACGTACGCGACGCAAACCTTGTCCGGAGTTTTCTTAGCGAACTCTCCTGGCTTGTTCTTCGCCATCAGTCAGCCTGCTTTCGCGGTCGACCAGGACCGCGCTTTTCTCCAGGCGCTTTCGTTGCCTGTTCAACCGGCTTCGATCGACGATCGTCGAGAGGCGTGAACAGATCAGGGCGAAACAGAACGAACGGATCGTCGTCCTGCCAGACGGTGCCTGCTTGCAGACGGACGCGAGCTCCGTTCATATTGGCAGTTGTACAGGTTGTGTTTGCGACTACGTGTCCCATTGGGCAGTCTCCTTTGTGGCAGTTGTAGGGCAGGTGCCCGGTCCGACGTGACTGCCCACACGTCGGACCGGGCGATCAGATTCGGATCGGCGTCAGCCGATCGTCATCACTGGTTCTGCAGGAGGCGGAAGCCGAGATCGTTCACGGAATCGAATCCGTGACGAGCGAAGCAGAACCATCCGCGCTGACCGGTCGGACGACCGTTGGTCGTTCCGAACAGGTGCGGGATGAGCTCCACCGACATTCCGGCTCGCTGCGCGACCAGGAAGTTGCTGAAGTCGCCGACCACGAGGATGTTCGCGGCGCCGGTCGTGCCGGTGAACTCGGGCATGTAGTCGGTGGTCCGGATGGGACGACCGAACAGCGTGCCGATGCCGCCAGCGGCGAGGTCGACGGTGTAGTACGCCTGGGCGGAACCGTCAGCGAACGAACGGATCTCGTTCTCGACGTCGGTGTTCATCACCCAGGTCGCGTTGGCGCGGTAGCGCTCGGGGAGCGACTTCCACACCTTCAGGACGTCGGGAGCGGAGAACGCTCCGTCGGTGCCGACGACGACCTCGACGTTGGTGTTCGCGTCGAGAGCGGTGACGATGCCGGTCGGCTGCGAGCTGCCGGTTCCGTTGATGGTCGCGTTAGCAACCAGGTCGATGTAGCCCTGATCGATGAGGCGACGCATCTCAGCGGCGAACGCCGGGTAGTCGTCGCCGACCTCGATCGAGTAGGGGATGAAACCGCGAGCGGTGTACACCGGGACGCTCGGCTGTGCGAGAGTCGGCGAGTCGTCGCTGACCTCGGTGCCTTCACCGTCGTACGACCAGGACATGCCAGCGGAGCTGACGCCCTTCCACTCGTCGGTCGTGATGGTCACGACGCGAGCGAGGTCGAGAACGGGAGCGGCGGCCGCGCCAGAGGTGAGGATGATCGACGGGTCGATCAGGACGGGGATGCCGAAACCGCCGGCGGTGTCGGTGCCCTCGCTCATCGCGCGGTACTCGTCGAGGGCGCGAGCCTCATCAGCGGTGAACGCCGGATGCGACTGGGTGACGCCCTTCATGAAGGCGGACCGGTACGCGTCGTTCTCGGTCAGCAGCAGTCGCTTGGCGATCTGCGTGCCGTCGCAGTTTCCGCTGCGAGTGTTGAGAAGACGGTCGAGGTGATCGCCGTTGCGAGCCGGAAGGTTCTTGCCAGCCTTGTCGAGAAGCGCGAGAGCGGCGTCGCGAACCTGCTGACGCGAAGCGGTGCCGACGTTGATGTCGACCTCGGTGCGCTTCATGACCTGCGGAGCGTCGTGACCGGCGGCGCGCTCGACCACAGCGGTGCGAGCGGCAGCGATGCGAGCCTCGCGCTCTTCGAGAGCGTCGAACTCGACCTTGCGAGCCTCGTGCTCTTCGAGCAGCGACTCCAGAGCCGCGTCCTGCTCGGGCGTGATGTCGTCGGCTTCGGAAAGCTCGACGATCTGGGAACGCAGCTCTTCGAGCTGCTTGGAAAGATCGTCCTTCTTGGACATGGGTTACTCCTTCGAGTCGATGCCAGCGAGTCTGAGACGCGCCAAGCGTTGTGAACGTGATCGCGACGTGACGTGGACTTCGTCCGAGGTCGTGTCATCCGACGAGTGGATTTCATCCGGGTCGTCGATAGCGGCGAGCGACTCGATGTCGGTGCCGGTTGCCAGGATGCGAGCGATTTCGTCTCGCACCTCGGGATCTTTTAGAGCGTCAAGAGTCTGCCGTGATCGTACACCGACAGAGGTCTGTTCGTACGCAGGGAAAACAACAGGACCGACTTCATACAGTTCGATCTCGCGGATGGTTCGTTCTTCCATGCCGTCATCCCTGGATCGCGCCCAGTCTTCGTCAACCACGCGGAATCGGAACGACATTCCGGTGATGCCTCCGTCGCGGATCGCGTCGCGAACAGGTTGCACCAACCAGTTGTCTGACAAACGGGCTTTGACGCGAAGTCCGTGATCGTCTTCGCTGATCGACGTGATGCGACCGAGCGGAATCGATCCGATCAACGGATGCGTCCCGTGATCGAACTGCAGTACAGGCATGCGCATGCCGATGGTCCGTTTGAACGCGCCTGGTGCGATTCGTTCACGGTACGCGCCCATGTAATCTTCGATTTCGGTCCACTGATTGAACACAGCGCCGTAACCGTCAAGCGTCAAACCGTCTTCTGATTTAGCGACACGGAACTCTAGATGGCGCACCAGGTTGTCGCGTTCCCGCGTTTGCGGTTCAGCGATTTCTGCTATCGACATGTTCTGACCTCGTTCAGCTTTGATTTGTTCAGCTTTGCGGGCGAACCATGATCGGGCAGGTTCAGGGTTCAACGGATTTATCCCCCAAAGATAATGCGCTACGGCGCCAGCGCCCGGCCATCCATCAGCATCAGGATCGTTGTTCGACGGAGCGTCCAGATCGACGTCGTGTCTTGCGGCCCACGCGTTAGCGCGAACGATTTTGTCTTCGCTGATATTGCCGTCAGCCATATCGCGAGCTTCACGAATCGTTTTATCTGTGAGACCGTCTCCGCCGAAACCTTCGGCGCGAAGTTCGAGACCGCGAGCGGCAGCGCCGCGAATATAGTCCGGCGGATCAGTGTCCACCTGGCGAGACGATTTCGATGTCGGTTCAGGCAACGCGTCGATTTTCGTCAACGCTGAAAAGCGATGACCGGCGAACACATCTGTTTCGACCCATCCGTCATCGCGCGGTCGATACACTCGCAGCAACGCCGCCGGATCATCTTCGGTCGCGTCGATAGTGAAATCGCTTCCAGGAACGTCGATCGGTTCGTCGGTTGAAATCCTGGTGATTCGACCGCGCGCGCGACCGCCTGCGCTATTCCAACTCGCGAAATCGTCAACATCGAGAGAACCAGGTTGCGCGCGAGCTTCCTCAGTCATCCACCTGTTGCAGTAATAGTCTCCGCGAACATACTCGTCCCACAGATCGCACCAGGCCATGTCGCCTTGAACATCGTTCTCGTTGTAGTGCACACAGTTGCCGCATGCTCTGCCTTCCGGCACGTCTTCCGATAACGCCGGTCGATAGTTGTCAGGAAGCTCGCGAGCTTCTGAACGTTCGCCGCCAGGTTCCACATCTTCAGCGATCGACAACGCGACCATCTGATCGATCGCGTCTTGTTTCGTCTGATGACAGCCCATCACTTCGCCGTCATCCTTCACGGTCGCCCAACCAGAACAATCAGGGTTGTCGGACTCGATGAAATACGGCATCAGGTTTCACCTGCCGGTAACGCTGCCTGATCCGGTGTCGGCGGCTGCAACTGCACCGAATACAAACCGGTGTGCTCCAACACCGTGTAGTTGCCGGACGTGACCGCCTGCACAACGCTGTCTGGTTGGAACCCTGCGCGAATCAACGACTCGATCGTCAACGCTTCACGAGATTTGATATCAGCAAGATCTTTCACGTCCTCCTGCAAGAACGCGACGTCGCGATCGTCGTACCACAAACGTACAGACGGATCAGGAAGATCAAGCAACGTTTCGAGCGCTCCAGCAGCCGCACGCCACAACGGTCGAATCGTTCCATCAGCGAACCGGCGTCGAGCCGCAACATAGTTGCCAGAGTTCAACGATGAACCCGCCAAACCTTCGCTGATACCGAGATACGACGCTGGCACACCTGCAGCAGCAGCGATCCTGGTTTCGCCTGCGCCCTGGACAGCTTTCAGATTCAACTGGTCGAAGTTCGCGCCAACAACCTTCACGTCAGCGCCGCCGCCCAGATACAACGTCTTGAATGCTCGCTCCACGCCTTTATGCGACGCGTCCATCCGTTGCACAAACGTTTCGAACGCTTCCTTCGTGATCGAAGGATCAAACGACACGACCATGTTCGGAGTCGCCGAGTTCCGCATAAACGCGTGCTTGTACTCGGACAGCTGATTATCAGCGCTCACGTCGTCCAACACGGTCGACAACCAGGTGCGACCACGGAACGGATGCAACGGATCAGGGATTGGCTTGAAGTGACAAATCTCGTCGGCAGGGAACATCGCGAGTTCCTGACCGAGATCGTCCATCACCGCGTAGCCGACCAGTTCGCGACCGTACGGTCGACCGGTCGTCACATCATCAACATCGGCAGTCAACACCATCACGCGAGCCGGATCAAGACGCACCAACTCGTCAGCAACACCGCGACCGCGACGCCGAACCCAATACGAGTTGCCGAACAAATCAACGTCGACAAGCATCTGCGACAACAAATCACCAGTGTTCGCGTTCATCCACGGACGTTCGATCACAGCGAGTTCCGTGTTGCCAAACATGTTTCCAGGACGACCGTCGCGGAACGGCTGCCACTGGAACCGAACCTCGGAAAACACGAGCATACGCGCATGAATCGCCGCGGCAACAATCGGGTTCGCTTGACCTTGCAAAGCGGTCAACTCGGTCGGATTCACAACCGGAGCGATGTACCGCTGACCGTTGTACGCAAACTTCTCGAACAGTCGCAGATAGTCGTTCCACGACAAACCGGCCTGACGAGTTTCTTGACGGCCGAAAAGGTTTGCCAACATTAGCTACGCTCCACCGCGACACCGAACAGAATCAATCCGACACCCGCAACAACGAACCCTGCGGACGGGGACGCAATGCCGGCACCTATACTGGACAACAATACACCGACAGCTTCAAGAACAAGTGCGACCGGTTTACGCATGAACACTCCTAACCAAACGAAGCCCACAGCTCTGCTGCAGGCTGAAACTCCGGACGACTGTTCGCCCGGTGATACGCGATACACAACGCGACCGCCGCGTCGATCTTCCCGCGACTCTTACCTTTCGACAACGTGAACCCGGTCTCGTTCAACCTGGGAACCGCGTTCAACACGTGAGCGCCGAACGCAGGATCAGCATCATGCGTAATCTCACCGCGCTTCAACGCTTCAAACGTCGACCCGACAGCAGGCGTCATCCTCGCCAACGACTGCGGAATCTCCACCATCGGGAAACCTTCATCCAACAACATCTGCGCAGGCAAATCAAAAAACCGCGGGTCGAACGACACTTCACGCAAATCAAACCTGGAACCCAAATCGCGAACCGTCTGCATCACATCAGCAACATCAAGACGACCGTCCTCCGTCGGGTTCCACACTTTCGCTTGCGCGTGCCAACGACCGTCGTCACGCTGCTGCACCCAAACGATCGCAGTCGAATCATGCTTCAACGCGACGTCCACACCAACCCAGGTCGGCTGACCATCCACCATCTCAAACGGATCTTCAAGCTCGTCCCACACTTTCTTGCCGTCGTCACCCAACCAGCATTCGGTGCCCTCATGCCACTGACCAAGACGGAAGATACGGAAATGCGACTCAGGTGACATTTCGACCGCAGTCACAAGCGCGTTCTCGTTCATGAAACCTTCACCCAAAGCAGGGTTCGCTTTCAACCACTGCTCGCGATCGCGCACATCGCACGACTCGTCCGCCGCGTACTCTGTGAACCGGAAACCAGGCGGCAGATTGCCGTGCCGCACCCGTTCACGCATGTTGTACAACGCGTTTCGTTTATCGAACCCTGGCGTGCCGATACCGACAACCAACGACCGCGGACGCTTACCAGACGCCAACACCATCGACTCCCAGCTATCGACCGGCATGAAACCGATCTCGTCGACAATCCCGAGCGACATGTCCAAACCCTGCAAACCGTCAGGATCGTTCGACCTCGGAAACATCTCGCCATGATTCAACGGCGTCACAATCTTCTGACCGCCAATCGCCGAATACACAAAACACCTAGACGACAACTCCCAGTTCTCACGCAACATCGCCAACGCAACCCCGTACACCGACGTCACCGCCTGCTGCACCGTTGTCGCCACCACCGGAATCTGAGGAGCACCAGACTCATCAGGATCAAACAACGCCCACAAACCGAGCGCAGCCAGAAACGTCGACTTGCCGTTACCGCGACCTACAGACATCACAGCCGCAGTCACCTCGTCAGCCAACACTTCTTCTAACCACTCCTTCTGGTACGCCGCAAGCTTCAACGGTTTGCCAGCGCCGTAACCTTTCGGCGACGCGCAATACGTTTCGATAAACCGGATCGCGCGAGCGTGACGAGCTTTCACACGCCACTTCAAC